CGTATCGGCTGGCGTCGGCACCCCACACGGCCACCATGACGCGACGCATGGATTTGCAGGGCATGTAGGGCTTTCCGTTGTCGCCTTCAAAGTAGACGGCCACGGGCTGCTCCGCGCTGCCAGGCGCCGCCTTCACGGCGGTGATCGTGACCGTGCGCGGGCCGGCAATCAGGTCATCGGCGTTGAGTTGGTCGGATTTGGGCGTAATGGTCGGTCGCATGTCCATTAGAGGTGCATCTCCTGTTCGATGCGGCGTTCAGTGGGGATTAAGCGTTGGGCAAAGCCGCCGCCTTTGATGGCCGCAAGATAGTCCGCGAGTTGATCGGCTAGAACTTCCTCAAACTCAGCCGCCGCGTTGACGATGGCGGCCTGTGTCGTTTCATCAGCCTCAACCCGGATTGTGACCATCGGCATGCCGCCGCAGTAGCTGATGTAGTCGCACCACGCGCGGCCCGTCACCAGCAACCCGGTTTGTATCTGGATGCGGTAGTCATCCGGCACGGCGCCGCTAATGATCGTCTCCGCTTGGAACTTCTGCCGCCGCGACTTGCACTCGATCAGCCCGTCATCGCCGACTAGCCCATCGGGAGAGTAGCCCAGCGTAAACCCCCATTCGTCGTTCGTGATGAACCCGACTTCCTCAACCGGCGCGTAGTGTTTGGCGTAGAGCGCGCGGGCGTCGATTTCGTCTTGCTGGCCGCGCAACATGTCATCGCTGATATAGGTCGGTTCCACGTAGCCGGTGATGCGCTGGGCCAGCAGTTCGTAGAGGTGCGCGGATGCCTTGTCGTTCTTGGCTACCTTAAGCGTGGGCGTGATGATGCGGCACATTTCGCTTGCGGTCAGGATGCCGCAGCGGGCTTGCAGCCACTCGTCTGAGCCTTGCAGCAGGTCTCGGTGGATGGTGATGGTCATGGCATCATTACACGCGCGCGGATGGCGCTGGTGACGATGGCGATTTCCAGGGTGTTCATGAGGTTCCTTGCGTTGCGTGGCGAAGCGGAGCGCGGTGTTGCGTGGCGGAGTGGCGCGAAGCGCGGCAAAGCGCGGCGATCTCAAAGCACAAACAAATCGTTGCGTTGCGTTGCGTTAAGATGCGATGCGCGGCGATGAGTAAAGGCGCGGCGGAGCGCTATTTAACCGCGCCGATTTGCTCGGCAAACCGGCGCATCGTGATCGCCACCGGCTCGGCCTTGGCCTCGGGGCTGGCGGCGGAAACCTGCTTGTCCGTGGTGATGTGGCGCACCAGAGACATCGCATTGACCTCGGCGTAAGCCCGGCGCTTGGCGTCGTCGGGCATGTCGTTTGCGGACTGGACTGCGGCCACGATGGCGTCGGCGGCGCGCTTGGCGCTGCGCCGGATGCGGCCTCGCGTGTGGGCGCCCAGCATGTAAGCGTCCTGCGGATGGAGGCGCATGTAGCCGGTGCCGCGCACGCTGCCGAAGATGGCGCCGGTTTCGCGCGTGGCGACCTGCATGGCGCGGATGGCGAGATACCGGCGTTCCGCGATGCTGCGGCCGATGGCTTGCGACATGGCGGCATAAGTGACGGTTCCGCCAACCGGCGTGGCCGCGAAAAGGTCTGCCAGGGCGCGGCATTCAGCGGAGAGGGATTGCGTGACGTTCATTGTGGGTTCCTTGTAAGGAGACGTTGCGGAGAGTGGCGTGGCGATTACGCTGCGGCGTGGAGCGAAGCGCGGGAAACGGGAGACAAACGAATCGTTGCGTTGCGGAGAGAGGCGAAAAGAAGCGGTGCGCTGCGGCGCGAGGCTCGCGCGGCGCCGCGCAGCAATCAGGCTGCAAGCTGGCGGTTATCCTGCCACTTGATTTCTTCGATCTTGAACCGGCCGTTCGTGCCGCCCTTCTCCGGGCGGAACCGGCCGATGCCAATAAACATTCCGGCCATTTCGAGCATTTCGCGGAAAATCTCCTGCGTAATGATCGGGTCAAGCACGATCACGTCGAACGTGGCCGCCCACTTCGGCATGACCGGGAACTTGCGGGGCACGCGCTTGCCGGAGCCCCGGATGCCATCGGCGTTCGCGCTGATGGTGACAGCATCGACCGTCGCGGGATCGATGTTCAGCGCCGGATCATCCAGCAGCGTAATCCCGGCCGTGAATTTGGCCGTCCACGTTGCCTTACCCTGGCCGGGAATCTGGCGCTTCGAGTATTTGGCCGCGCTGGCGATGGCTTGGTGCAGCCCGTGCGCGGGGATCACGACCGTCTGCTTGCCGTCGCGCTCGGAGACGTTCAGCTTGGAGCGCCACGTTCGCTTATCGTAATCGTCGGGCCTCTCCCCTTCGAGCTTCGGTTCGTCGTGCTGCCGCGACTGGCTCAGCGGCGTGATGCCGACGATGCGGACGGTGGCGATGCTGGTATTCATGGCGTGGTTCCTTGCGTTGTGTTGCGTTGCGCAGCGTGGTGCGGCGGAGCGCTGAGTTGCGGGACGGCGTGCTGAAAGGCACAAACAAATCGTTGCGTTGCGTTGCGACGTGAAGCGCTGCAATGCGGAGCGGCGCGAAGCCGCGTTATCCAAACACCCGCCACCATCGGCGGGGCGGCGGGGAAGGCGGGGGCTGCGCTTCCTCCGCCAGTTGATCGGCCACGGCTTCGAGGGCGAACACCAGGCCGCGCAACTCGACCAGTTCGCAGGCCGGCAGCCGCCGCAGATTGCCGGCTTCGAGCTTGCCCGACAGTTGCGCCGCCATCGTCCGCAGCCGCACGCGCGCCGGGGCGGTGTCGTCCATGATGGCCCGCAGAGTGGGGGACGCCAAGGTTTGGAAGGGGCGGATGTGGCTCATGACAGCGCCTCCCAAAGCGACACCGCCGCCGCGACCCAGCACACGACCGTCGAAAGACCATCCCGAACGGCAAAAGCATTCTTGCCAAGCCGCATGTTGAACGCGGCGTCCTGCGCGCAAATCAGGCCACCCAGCGAGCAAAGGGCGGCGGGAATCAGGTGCATCATGTCCCAGGTCATGGCTTATCTCCAATGTATGCGCGCGCCCATGTTGCCGCCGTCACGCGCTGGTATTCGGCCCATGCCGGCGCCTTCACGCGCTCGTATTCGGCCCGTGCCGCCGCCTTCACGCGCTCGTATTCGGCCAGTGCCGGCGCCGTCACGCGCTCGTATTCGGCCCATGCCGGCGCCTTCACGCGCTCGTATTCGGCCCGTGCCGCCGCCGTCACGCGCTCGTATTCGGCCCATGCCGGCGCCTTCACGCGCTCGTATTCGGCCCGTGCCGCCGCCGTCACGCGCTGGTATTCGGCCCGTGCCGCCGCCGTCACGCGCTCGTATTCGGCCCGTGCCGGCGCCGTCACGCGCTCGTATTCGGCCAGTGCCGCCGCCTTCAAAAGATTTTCCGCCGCCCAGCCCCAACTGAACACCGCCGCGTGTTCCACGCACAGCGCCTCGGTAATTTCCACGGATCGGCCGAACATCTTACGGAACAGTGCAACCTGTTCCTTGCACGCGCCTTTTTTCTTCAACGTCGCCAGCGTCAATGTGCGGCTGGTCATCGCCCCACCTCCTGCACCGGACGCGGCGCCGGCAGGCCCACCGGCAGGCGGAAAGGGAGCGACGGGAACACTGCCTCGCGCATTTCGGCCAGCCACGCGGCGTCGTCGCGGATGTGTTCGGCCAGCACGTCGCGCCAGTGCGGGTCGGTTTCCTCGTCGTGCTGCACCATTTGCGCGGCGAGCTCGCGGGCGAAATCCTCCACGTCCTTGGCGGTGTAAGCTTCCATGTAGAAGGGGATGCGGCGGGTCATGTCGCGTCTCCACGGATGCTGGGCAGGAGGGTCATCGTTGCCTTCAACGCCTCGGCGTACCGGAGCATCATCGACACATCATCGGCGCCGTTGTGGTAGTCGCTCCACATCTGCAACGCCTCCGCCATTTTCAGCGGCAGCACATCAAACCCGCGCTCACGCAAACAGTCGCGGATGTGGGCGAGTTCGTGTTCTTCGGCGCAGGGAACCAAACGCTCCAGCGCGTAGGACAGCGCGACGTTGGCGGGCGGGGTTTCGTGGATGCTGGTGATGGTGAGCATCAGATCAGCCCCCGCACGCGCGCCACGCGCTCGATATGGTCCAAGATCGAAGTCGTCTCGTCGCGCATCGCCACGCCCTCGCGCTTTGCGTTGTGCACGCGGTATTCTGCCAGCGTCATGTTGCGGCAGCCGGCTCGGATCATCAGGGCGTCGCCTTTGATCCAGCCGACAAAGCGATAACCGTCGATGCGCTGGCCACCGTCGATGATGTGCTGCGAGGCCAGATCGGCGCGGGCCAGATCGGCGCAGACCAGATAGGCGCAGGCCAGATTGGCGCCGGCCAGATTGGCGCCGGCCAAATTGGCGCCGGACAGA